CCAATACACTAAGCTTATTAAGTTCGATGAAGAGGACGAAAATTTAATGATCGTATCTCCTCCTCTTGCAAGTGCTCCGATAGCTACCGATATTGTAGACGTGCCAGATTACGATGAGCTTAACGCTGGAGCTGATGGAATTTATAAAGCAGTCCATCCGTTCTGGACTCCTTCAGTGATTATCCCTGCCGGCGCTCCGACTTATGGTTCTAGCTCATTCTATGTTTCGCCTGCTGATATTGATAAGTTTTTCGAGAATACAATTGTAAGAGTTCATAGCCCAGACTACTCAGACGATACCAAGGCCAATACTCATAAGGTCTTATTTGTTGATACGCTTACCAATGAGGTATTTGTTTCTGGGGACTTTGGCTTTGTAGCCAATGCTGGATATAGTGTGGAGATGATTGGGTTTAAGATTGATCAAGGCGCGCCTTACGCGTGGGTATAAGGAGATTATATGGCTACTTTTGTTAGTAACTTAAAGCAGAAAATTTACGAGGAAGATGTACAAACTGGAGCGGCAGCATCTGAAGCAACGATGACTAAGTTCGGAGGCTCTTTAAACAAGATGCTAGACGAGACTTGGTACTCACTTCACTGGATTGCTAATGGTTCTTACTGGATCACATCTAGCCCAGAATACTCGATGGATAAAGAGCTTCTAGTTCCATTCGACTGCGAAATCGTTAAGATCAGGGTATATAATAAAACTGCCGGTACATCAGGGACTAGCGAGTGCGATATCGAAAAGCAGCAGCCAGGTGGAGCGTGGTCCACTATTTTTACCACTCGACCTAAGATCCCATTTTCAAGCGGTAACAACGCCTCAATCATTACCGAGCACCTTCCAGTAGCTTCGACTATTTACGCCTCGGCAGGGACGACTGTGCCGGTTCTATCCTCTACTCAGCTTAATGCTAATGATGTTCTGCGGTTTAACTTCCTTGATAAGCAAGCTAAGCCATCAGAGGGATTCGCTGTAGAGATTCTGCTTAGAAGCCGTTAGCGATCTTGCGCAGTCTTTTACGCTCGCAAGCAATACATAGCTTAGTCGTACCCTTGATGTAACCCTTACCGCAGGATTGGCATTTTACTTTGCTACATTGTTGGCACTTCTCAGTCTTACCGAAATGAGCGCGACCGCACTCGCAACGAACCATAAGCCCTTTTTTAATCTTTCTCTCGATCTCAGCGCAGTATTCCATTATTTAACCCCGATCAAGTCCAGTGCGATTCTAGCTCTCTTGCCAGCGTATTTAAAAGTTTCGTTAGTTTGTTCGCAGTCCTGGGCTAAATTAGTGATCGAGTATGATCTCCGATCAGCATAGAATCTGAGCGCGTTGATTGCTACAATTAGCTTATCCTCTACTGACTCAGGGAATCTTTCGTTACAGGTGCATATATAAATTATGCAATCGCTTTTATGCTCCATCACTCGTCGCCTTTATCTTTTAAAACTTCCTTTTCGATCTTATCCAAAAATGATGCCCAATCCATATTACTGCCTGTATTTTTAGATTCTACGTTATAAAGCTCTGGATGAGCTAGCGCATTGATCGCCATTCTGTATCCGTTTTGTTGAGCAGCCTTTACTAATAAATATAAATCATTCTCTAACATATTCTCTCCTTATAAATAAGGCCGACTGAGGGTGAATCAGGAATCTCAATCGGCCTATATTAGCCAGTGAAAGCGGCGGCGATCCTGGCCAATCTTTTATTATTTGTTATTCTCGGCCCATTGCTCGAATGAGTTTAAAAAGTCAGTAGCTCTTTCGATGAAATCTTTCACAACTCCAGTGATCTGCTTGCCTTCCTTCTTAGCTTTATTCTCAAGATAAATGATATAATCCTCTAGTTCCTTCATGGGAATTTGCTCAAGAGTGCGTTTATTAAACTTACCGAATGGGACAGTGTACTTATCAGAGCCGACTGGATCCTCATTGGTTAGTTGATCATTAAACTGTTTAAAGCTCCATGAACTGGGTTGGCTTGCCATATTGCCATCATCATCGGCCTGGGTTATCGAGAACATGGCAGCAAGTCCATATCTTCGCGCATAAGTTATGGCACTTCCTAATCCTTGCATATTCGATTTATCTAGCGTGAGATAAGTTTTAGAACTCATCGACTCGCCAGAATCAGCATGAATAAGGGTCGTATTAACATACTGACCAAACTCATCGGCCCCAGTTCCTTGCACGATTAACACTCCAGCAGCATTAGCCTGATCCTTAACCGCATCGATTACGCTTTCAAGAGTGGCATAATCATTTTTGAAGTGAGGATTTTTAGCATCCTTCAGTGCGTTTTTAATATTTTTTTGGGCCTGTAGTAAAGCCTGTGCGATGTGTTTCATTGTACGTTACTCCATTTCTTAAACTCATCGTTAATCAATCCAATGGCAGCTTGATATACATCATTGCTTGCATCGTCAAGGCCATAGCAACTAATTTCTCCGCCATCTTGATCGACTTCTAGTATATCGGCGTTTTTAATTAGCTCATCAATGCTGTGGCCAAAAGCATAGAAAGAAAAACTTCTAAACTTTCCAGAGCCTTGATATTCGCATAAGTCTGAACATTCAATATATAGCGGCTCTCTCATAACTCCTCCGCTATAATGAATCCAATTTCTCCAGCGTACTCTTCTAGATTTAAACAAACGAAATCATAGAAAGCCCGATCATCAGCTTTAAGTCGATCTGACATATCTAAGCTAATCCAGATCGATTTCATGTGATCGTGTAAATCAGTGCTAAGAGCGTGGTCTACTAGATCCAGCCATGAGTCGAAATCTTCCTTAACTCCACGTGGATCAATGATAACGAAAGTACGCTTTTTAGGTTGATTAAATACAATTGGTTTAATTATATCTTTGAAGTCCATAATCGCCGCCTTTGATAACAAGATAACAAATTTGGCTTATAATATATAATTATTAAAACTTATCAGCTTAGGCCGTCTTTTTCAGAAATACTAATAATGAAAGATTGGTTCGCTATTCTAACAACGATCGTATCGTCTAACACTTGATGGGTAACAAACTTAGAGCCATCTGGCGACTGAAGCGAGTCCAGGTAATCAATTAACACTTGGGAGATATCTGATATTTTAAATCGATGTAGGACTCGTTGATGCTTTGCCATGTTAGTAACCTATAAATCTTGGACCGTATTCGTCAATACAACCCCAGCCTAAAGTCCAATCGTTCATGCGTTGATTAGTGTAAGATAACCCCTTGCTTGTAGGATCTCCAGCGAGTCCGCAGTTAAGCTCCCACAGTACGGTGTTTTTAATATTACGGTAAACGACTCCGCCTCTATGCGTATGGCCTCCGACAAAGTTCATGTGCATATAATCGCGATGATCGCCGAGCTTAGAGCGATAGCCATGGTGAAAGGCAATATCTTCGATTAAATACTCTTCACGTGGATCAATCACAGTGTGAACATTTTCAAAGGTGTAAAGATCCTGGAAGTATTTTTCAATCCAATGCTCCATCGTTGGCATTACTTCCAATGTTCTTTTAAGTGGTCGGATATCATGATTTCCAAGAAGCTGAATCATCTTAGCTTTGGGAGCTGCCTTTTGCATCTCTGACCAAAACTCGTTCATGTTTTTCTTAGCAAGTTCCTCTTCTTGCTTTGGAGTAAATACGTTGTGAGAGCGAGGAAACTTAGCGGCTGAGTATTGGTCCATGGCATCGCCTAGCTGGATGATGTACTCAGGCTTAAACTTCTCGACGAATAGTTTAAAATCCTGTTTTAGATTGGCATGGCTAAAAGGTTCATGGAGATCCCCAAGGCAAGCAATGCGTGGGTATGGTTTACGCTTTTTAATCGTGCGATCTTCGTGCTCTTCGAGATGCTGCTCGATATCGACGCGAAATATTTCGTTAGTTAGTTTTTTCGTTCTTGGAGCTGGCTCAAGTCCCGCAGCCTGGATGAATACTGGAAGGCTACCGAAATTTGAGTAAACTTGATTATTACTTACGATCTCTTTGATCTCATGCCAGTAAGGAGTGCGGCCAAGTTCTACAGCCAGATCCTTAAGTTTGTTAATCAGCTCCTGCTGTTTTTTTAAGTCAGCCATTATGATAACCCCCAATACCTAAAGCGTGACTGATCGGTAAGGAATTGCAAGTTTTATAATGAAAAAAGCTAGATAAACTTGTTCAAAGTTAAAAATCTATAAATTGCATCTTCTAATTTATAAATGCTTTCGTGAGGTATTTTTATATCGAATTCTGCTTCTGCAGAGTGAAGCCATTCGTGAATAAAGCATTTAATTATATTTTGTTTAGATTGATTAGTTTTAATATAAATATGTCTGGTATTTGGATCGCATAAGCCAAGACAGTTAGGGTCATTTTTTATAACGTCTTGGTATACTATTTCGTACGTAACGCGTGGTTTTATTCGCACTTGATTCGGCAGCATCTTTTTTAGTCTGAATGATCGTTATCGATAGTTCAATGATCTCTTCAGTGCAATGCGGATCGTCACATAATTTAGGCTTTTTACGATACCACTTAACGCAAGCTAGATCATCTTTGGCTAACTTTATTAAATCATGCTCGCATATAAAATACTTAAAGCGTCTCATGAGATAATAATACCACGGCGATATGATCGAGGTTGTGTTTCCTTTCGGTTACACTTACCGCCGTGGCTTGCTTGCTTTCAGGCAAAATAATTATTTAAAAAATAGTTTAGTTTTAATTTTATGTCCATTTATTGTTCTTTCTGATTCCATTATTTTTGATTGATAATGTTTAAAATACACGGTTACTGTACTTCTTGATCCTCCAGAAGCTCGCCCAGCAACAAACCATCGCCCATTAAGTTTTGGAACAATCTCAACTAACTTTTTATAATATTCTCCTACTCCACGATCGCAAAATGTATTTGGATTATCAGCATAATCTTTTCTTGCCCATGGTGGATCTATTAAAAATGTAGTATTTTTTGAATCATTTTCTAAAATACAATCTACAAAATCCTTTTGAGTTATTATTGCGTTTTTAAAGTTTTGTTTTAAAAAATTGATCGAATAATCGCTCATGTCATTTAAAACATATTTTTTTGCCTTAATATGCTTTGAAACTCTACCAAGTCCTGCAAATGGTTCGCAAAAAACATCACATTCGCCAATAAATTCAGCAATATTTTTTGCGGTATGAGTTAATCCAGGATAACCAGTTCTTAATCCACTCATTTTTTTAAAACGGAAAATCTTCAGATTCGATATCAGTTAAAGGCTTTTGAGTGGCTGGCTTCTTAGCTTGATATTCTTTCACCAAGGCTATTTTAGATTGATATGATGACTGCCCATCATCTTTAGTTTTTGGCTCAGGGATTCGATAAGATGGCTTGTTATCGCCTGGCTCTTTGTATTTGTTTGGGAAAGCTGTGAAGTTATGTTTAACTCCGTTGATCTCAATCTGGATGGAGAGATAATCTCCGTACTGACCAGATTTAACCCAAATAGCCCCAATGTCTTTTTTCTTATTTTCCATGAGCAAGTCTTATCAAATAATATTAAAACAGGCTTATTATTATAATTGATTAGTGCACTATATAGCACATTAGAAATACTTAATGGTGTCTTTTAAGGTTTACTTTAATTGTTTTAATTTATAATAAAAAAAACGGGAAGGTGTGATCTTCCCGCAAGCAATCGGGCAAGGATTGCTGATAATTTCTTATCATTTTTCCTTGCTCGGTTCAACTAAGATTGGACCATCATGATTAAAATAAAGTTCTTAAACTGGGATAAATACAACAAGCGAAAAGACTATAAGCGCCAGTGGTGGTTCGCTATGGCCAATGATTTCCCTATCGATCCAAAGTTCTACAATTTTAAAAACGATGAGAAGCTATGTTTTGTTTATTTGCTATGCGAAGCGAGCAAGCAAGATACCAATGGCGAAGTATCGATAATACCAGAGCATCATTCTAGGTTATGGAATGTTAGTATCAAAACACTAGAGCAAGTTATTGATTTACTTGAATCTGTACAGATCGCGAACGTAATCCGTACGGAATCTGTTCGCTACATAACAGAACATAACATAACAGAACATAACAAATATATGTGCGATTCTGACGAATCACACGCTGCGAAATTCGCTTTTGAGGATATTTATAAAATTTACCCGAAACGACTCGGATCATCTAACAAGGCTAAAGGGCTTGAGAGGCTGAAGAGGATCGTCAAGACACAGTCTGATTTCGACGATGCGATGAAGGCGGTTAAGAATTACTCGGAGTGGTGTAAACAAACCAACAAGGAGCGCACTGAGCTTGTGAAGATGTTTAGTTCGTTCTTTGATCCTATCGGAAGCTGGCGAGAGTGGATCACTTACCAGCCTGAAGCTAAAAAGAATCCATTTTCGTTTCTTGAAAAATATTCAGATGGAGATAAAAAATGAATCATGCAGATTTCGCTCATGAGATGGGAAGGGTAATCGAAGTTTACGGCGAGAAGTATTATCCCTCATCGCGAATGGAAATTATTTTTAAATGGGCCAATAGATTATCGGTAGAACATTTCTCTAAAATCATCACCGAGATTATTTCAGAGAGCGAGCGACCGCCGATGCTGGGCAAGTTTAAACAAGTTCAGCAGGACTTAAAACTTTTCAACAAAGCAAAAACTGATTCTTGCATTTACTGCTTAGGCTCTGGATTTATCATCGAAGATTTCCCAGGTAACAATGCTTATCGATGCAGATGTGTTATCGGTCAATCGCTTCCTGATTTCATCAAGACTTGGGAAGGTAAGCTAGTTAGAAAAGCATTAACCGCTAGCGAAGAGGAGTTCGCTTACAGAAACAGAAACTCTAAAGTTAGCTCAGAGAATGAAATTAAAAGCATCGTGAACTCATCACTCAAAAGCATCGAAAAAATAAGCGCTGAGTAGTTACATAACAAAAACTAATACGGCAAAATGTGTCACGATCAGATTTAATAATTTATTAAAATTGCATTGCTTGATTATAACAGTTTCATTGATGCGATCATGTACAGCCGATTAGCTCAGTGGTTAGAGTAAGGCGAACAAAAACGCCTGGTCGAAGGTTCGATTCCTTCATCGGCTGATTAAAAAAGGAATTTCATGTTACCGAAATACAACACAGCTCCAGTGCCTGAAGAGAAAATCCAGAAGATCCAAGAAATGCTTAACGATCCAATCGTCGGAGAAGCCTGGAAGCAATTCGTGAATCTCGGTGGAGAGCTACATGGGACGATGACCATGAATCAGATCAACGCTAGAGAGATAGCATGGAACGAGTACGTGAGACTCAGAGATGATTATTTAAAACTTCCTCCACTCAGCATACCAGCAATGCAAGGAACTCATTTGCGTTATCGAAACTAAGAAAGGGAAAAATAAAATGCCATTAAAAAAGGGTTACTCGAAAAAGACTATTAGCAAGAATATTAAAACTGAAATGAAAGCTGGCAAGCCTCAGAAGCAAGCCGTGGCAATCGCACTCTCGGTAGCAAAGAAAGCTAAGAAGGCTGCTAAAAAGAAAAAATGAAAACGACTTACATCGTGATTGGTTTTATTATTTCTGTGATTGTAATTAATTACATAAATAATATTTACTTTAAACCTAAGAGTGCTTGCAGTGATTACCTGTTACTTGGTTACACTTTCGATCAATGCATTACCGATAAAAGAGTTTTTGAGTAATGGTAAAAAGAATCACTCCAGAGAAAGCAATCGAGAACGTAATCCTTCACTGGCTAAACATCTCTGGCTTCTATGCTTGGAAAAATCAAAGCGTCGGTATCTTCGATCCGGTGAAAAAGATTTATCGAAGATCAAACAACCCTTACCACATCAAGGGAGTGAGCGATATCCTAGGTGTATTGCCTGATGGGAGATTGCTTGCGATCGAAGTGAAATCTAAAACTGGTAAGCCTAGCGATGAGCAGATTAGTTTCATTACTCGGATCAATCATCACGGTGGACTCGCTTTCGTTGCTAGATCACTAAGCGAGGTCCAGGAAATCTTGAGGAGTTATATTTCATGAGATACTTAATTTTAATTTTGATCTTCGCTTCTTGCTCCACGATCCCTCGAAAGCAAGAGCCGACCGTAACTGAGCCTGTTATTTTATCAACAACCCCCAAACCCGTTGGTAAACTTACAGGCTTGGTTACTTTTAAGTGTGACACAACGTGTAAGCCTTCAGAGGTAGCGAAAGTGCTTGAGGCTGAGAAGAAGATCCAGGAAGTCGTTTCGTCGCAGTGCTTCAAGGATTTCATGCTCTCAAGGCCCATGATCGAGACTAACAATCGCACATCGAGCGAGGTCTATTCTCACGTTTCAAATCTAAGTGGCCTAGTTGGCGTTTCTATGTACTTTAAGAGATGGACCAGTGCTATTGCCTATCGGAATCCTCCTAGCCTTAAAATCAATTTAAATCGAAATTACTTCACTGCGTCGAAATCGGTATGCGATTGGGCTAGTACCATGGCCCACGAGGGGATTGCGCACGCTCTAGGAAACTACACTCATTCGTACTATCCAACCAAGGATCGGCAGTACTCAGTTCCCTATTCCCTCAACGCTTCTTTTGATTCTTGTTGTAAGTAATATTTTTTAAACTCAAACTAAATACGCATGGCAGTTATCAAGCGCGCAAGGGTAACAAAAATCTCCATGCTTCTTGGATGCCTGTAATCTTCCGTTGCGGGCATCCGTCTTTTTTTGTAGCTTGATCTTAGAGATTGCCAGTGGCATCTCATTATCTAATCCAGTGGAGGGATAATGATCGAAATTAAATGCAAGGCCGAGAACTTTAAGCTCATTCCTATTGAGCAAATCGTACCTAATCCTAAAAATAATAACAGACATTCAATCGAGCAGATCAATGCCATCGCTAAGTTAATTAAAGCACATGGATTTCGTGAACCGCTTACGATCTCGAATCGCTCTGGATTCCTTAATTGTGGTCATGCTCGCTTAGAAGCAGCTAAGACGCTAGGAATGACTGAACTTCCAGTGATCTACCAGGATTTCACATCTGAAGCTGAAGAGTATCAGCACATGACTGCCGATAACGAGATTGCTCGCTGGGCAGAGTTAGACTTCCAAGGTGTTTACGATGCGTTGAAAGAGATTCCAGATATTGATACAAGCCTCCTTGGTATCGAAGATTTTAAATTGCCTGAAGTAGTAGAGCCTCAATGTGATGAGGATGAAGTACCAGAGGCACCAGTGGAACCGATTACTAAACTCGGTGATATTTATAAGCTTGGAAATCATAGATTGATGTGTGGCGATGCTACTGTTTTAACAGATGTTGAAAAATTATTAGGAGAAGATAAACCAAACCTAATGGTTACAGATCCACCTTACGGAGTTAAATTAGATCAATCTTGGAGAGATAAAGCCATGGGAGAAAAGTCCATGGGTGCAGGTAATAAAAATATTGTAGAAAATGATGAGAGAGCTGATTGGTATGATGCATGGGTTTTATTTCCAGGAAATATTGCATACATTTGGCACGCTTCTTCTTTTACTGATGTTGTAATGGATAGTTTAAGAAGAGCTAATTTTGAAATTAAACAACAAATCATTTGGAACAAAAATATTCTAGTAATGGGAAGGTCATATTATCATTGGAAGCATGAACCTTGTTGGTATGCAGTAAAAAAAGGTGCAGATCATAACTGGGTTGGTGATAGAAAACAGGTAACAGTTTGGGATGGCGCTATTCCTAATCATATTATGAGCGGATCTAAAGAAGATAAAACTGAGCATCCTACTCAAAAGCCTTTAATGGTTTATGAGATTCCAATTAACAATCAAACACGAACAGGTGATTATCTTTATGAACCATTTGGAGGATCAGGAAGTTGCATAATTGCATGTGAAAAAACAGGAAGAAGATCTTTAACAATGGAACTTAGTCCAAAATATTGCGACATTATTGTTGCACGCTGGGAGAAGTTTACTGGGAAGAAAGCCGAGTTAATCAATGGCTGTTAATATCGATAAAGCCAAGTTAGAAGCAATGATGCGACTCAAGCCGACTCTTGAGGATACAGCCGCGTTCTTCCAATGCTCTGCTAGGACTATTGAACGATTCATTCATGATCACTACGAAGTTACGTTTGTCGAGTTTCGGAACCAAAGAATGGTGCACACTCGCCATGCTCTGATTCGTAAGGCTATCGACAAGGCTTTGAACGGCGATAATACAATGCTGATCTTCTGCCTTAAGAACCTATGCGGATGGGCCGATAAGCATGAAGTAGCAGGTAATGCAGATGCTCCACTTGCGATGACTTTAAATTACGAAAGAAAAGCAAAGCCTAGCGTAAATGAATAATGAAGTTTACTCGAAGCCTAACTTCGCTGATTTCTCTCCTAGGATTATTCCTTATCAATCTGATGTTATCGACTTCCTAGATGAGTGGGATTACAGCAAAGGTACTCCAGAAATTTTACTCAGTGGCAGTTTCGGAAGTGCAAAGTCAATACTCTGTGCGCATCTTGCAGTTAGGCATTGTTTAGAGAATCCAGGCGCAAGGGTATGCTTAGCAAGAAAAGCAATGCCAGATTTAAAAGATACCATTTTCAAAGAAATCCTAGAGCACATCACCGATGATTTCATCGAAGGCAAGCACTATACCGTTAATCACACGAGTGCGAAGATTACATGGTTTAATGGCAGCGAGATCATCTCTAGATCATGGTCCGATAAGAAGTATAAGAAAGGCCGATCGCTCAAGCTATCCATGGTCGTATTCGAGGAGCTTACAGAAAATAACGAGGAAGATAAACAAGCTTTCGATACTCTTAAGGCGCGTCTTAGGCGTATTCCTACAGTGAAAGAAAATCTCTTAATCGCTGCGACTAACCCTGACTCTCCAGCGCATTGGGTTTTTAAGTATTGGTTCGATGATCAGAAACCTACTAGAAAAACTTTTAAGTCAGTCACTACTGACAACCCATTCCTTGATCCTGTTTATATCGAGCAGCTTAAAGCCGATCTCGATCCCAAGTCCGCTCAGAGATATATTTACGGCGAATGGGTAGAGCTAGATGCTGATCGAGTTTATTACGCTTACGATCCAGAAAAGAATTTCATTAACGAAAGTTACCAAGTTAGGCATGGGCTTCCGATCATCATAGCCTTCGACTTTAACATCGGCCAAGGTAAGCCAATGAGTTCATGCGCCATGCAGTTTGACGGTGCGTTTCACATCTTTAAAGAAGTAGTAATCCAAGGAGCTAGGACATCTGAAGCTGTAGAGGAATGGCTATCAATGGGATTCATTAGGCCAGGTCAAAAGGTTATCATTAGAGGCGATGCTTCTGGCGATGCCAGAGATACAAGATCAATCCTAAGTGATTACGATATCATCAAGCGCGCTTTTAGTAACGCTGGAGCAATAGTTGAGATGCAAGTTCCCAAGGCTAACCCGCCGATCAGAAGAAGGCACAACCTAGTCAACGCGTATTGTTTGAACGAAAAGGGAGTCAATCGGTTATTCGTTTACAAGGATTGCAAGGTAGCCCATGATGGAATGAGACTAACCGCGCTGAAAAAGTCCGGGGACTATGTAGAGGACGATGGCCCAAGTCATCCTTACCAGCACATAACGACCGCGATCGGTTATAGCGTGGTATATGAGCATAATAACATAGGCTCGGTAATGGTCGGATCATCTAGGAGATAATTTAATGCTGAACTTGCTTAACCCATTTATTCGTAAACAGATTATCGAAGAAACAAACGCAAGCGAGAATATGGAACGAAAGAAAGTATCTTTCGGTCAGTATGAGGTCTACAGAGATAGAATTTATCAACAAGTGAAAGCGTTTCTCCAAGGCTTCTACTCTAAACAAACTATCGAAAATACTCCAATCGTTGCTTCTGTTAACCTTGCTAGACGTATCGTAAACAAAGAGGCGTCCCTTTACATTAAGCAGCCTAAGCGCGAGTTCTATAATGTAACTCCAGATCAGGCTGAAGTGTTGAACCAAGTCTATTCAGAGATGAAGATCGATACCGTAATGAATCGTCTTAATCAGAACTTTAAGCTCCAGGATCAGGCCCATGTTTATATCGTGCCTCGTAACGGTAAGCTCAAGGCCATGCCATTACTTGCGCATCAACTTGATGTAGTACCTTCTACTCAGGACCAGGAAGTCGGAGAAGTTTATCTTTTGACTGGCTTCAATCGCACGATGGCTAACGTAAAGGTTAGCGAATACGGAGATGCTCAGAATCAATTGATTGCTGATGAGAACGATTATAAATCAGCAATGGAAGCGATCGCTGTATGGTCGCCTGTATTTAATTTCGTGATGGATCAGGAAGGTAACATTCAACAAGCCGAGAGTTATGATAACCCTATCGGTGGAGTAGTTCCATTCGTTGACATCTTCTCATCTAAGGATGGTGAGTATTGGGTTCGCTCTGGATCATCTGTTACTGACTTTACAATTCAATACAATGCTAGCCTTACCGACCTTGGTAATATCGTCAGGATGCAGGGCTTTGGTCAGGCATGGCTTAAAGCTCCATCTAATCTGATCCCTGAGAATATCCAAGTCGGACCTAACTTTATCTTGAGACTTCCAATCGATCCGAATAATCCTACTCCGACTGATTTCGGTTATGCTAATGCTAACCCTGATCTGGCTGGATCACTAAGCTATATCGAAGGGCTTCTTTCTAGCTTCCTTACTTCTCGCGGGATCGATCCGAAACTTGTTAACTCAAGGCTAGAGGCGACTAAGTACACATCTGGAGTCGATCGATTGCTTGCCATGATTGAACAGTTCGAAGCTACTGAGCAAGATATCGATGTGTTTAAAGATGCTGAGAATAAGATACTGAAGATCGTTATCGCTTACCTTGAGACTTACGGCGGTACTCCTATATTGCCTAACTATCCTAAGATGATTTTCTCAAAAGATGCTTACGTAGAAGTTGAATATGTTAAGCCTTCAGATATTCAATCTAAGAACGAAAAGCTTCAGTCTATTCAGCAACGTCTTGAGATGGGCCTTATCTCTCAAGTCGAAGCCATTGCTGAAGATAGATCAGTTAGCATCGATGACGCTCAGGAAATCTTTAATAATATAAATCAAGTCAATCCAGTCCAGCCTGAAGCTGGGATCACTGCTGATATTGAATGAGCGAGCCAGGGATTAAGCTAAGCAAGTCCAAGGTTACTCAGACTATCGATCTTAATAAGATCGTTGGCTCTGACATATCAGCCGATGAGCTTCTAGTTAATCGCATCGGTCAGGCCATTATCGATTACATGGATGAGCGAGTAGACGATGGCAAGGGACTTGGAGAAGTTAAGCTTAAATCTCCTTACTCGGACTCATACGCTGAGAGCTTAGACTTTAAGGCTGCTGGTAAATCTAAGAGCGATGTTAATATGAAATTATCAGGCGATATGATGGGATCGATTGATCTATTAAAAGTCGACGGCTCTAAACTTACAATTGGGATTGATGATCCAGATCAGGCGATCAAAGCTTATGGGCATCAGACTGGATTCGAGGGCCATCCGCATATCAAAGGACCTAAGCGACCGTTCTTTGGAGTGACTCCTGATGAGATTAAGAAAAAGATTTTACCAGAGTTTAAGGATGAGATTAAAGCTAAGCGAGTAACATCGGCTGAAGAACAGAATAGGCTCATTAACTTTATCCGTGGGATTCGTACCCTGGGGGATCTTCTTAAGTGAAAACAGAACTTAAGTTTAATCAAAAGACGATTGATGAAGCAGAGGCATCGATACGATTAAAGATTAAAGAGATCGTAAAATCTCCAGCGCTTCTTTCAGATATTGCAGAAGTAGCAATCAAAGACATTCAGTTTCAAGCGAGACGAGGACTTACTCCTGATGGAAATAGGTTTAAGCCATTATCTCCTAAGTGGATCAAAGAGAGATCAAAGATCGAACAAGCGACTCAAGTTCACGAAACTTTTAAAGCCAATCGAAGCAACGTAACCATAACAGGCCAGTTACTTGATGCAATGAGCAAGATTATTACTAGATCAGGTATTGCTATTGTATTTAAAGGATTGCATAGACCTTATCAGGCTAAAAGGGTTAGAACTTCTGGTAACAGAACAATAGGTAAGCCCATCGATAACGATAAACTGGCGGGTTATGTAAATGAAGTTAGGCCTTTTTTTAAAATCCGAGAGTCGTTATTGCCAAGGCTGAAAAATATTGTAATTCGGTACATTAGACGTAAACTCTAAATAGAACTTGAATAACTTAAAGGAGAATAACAAAATGAATCAAGAATCCAACGGAGTCAGTGACTCCCCTAGCGTATCCAGTGGAGAAGTTAGCGAGAAGGATGTTGTTAAGTACGATACCTATCGCAAAGCAATCGGAGAACTAAAAAGCCTGAAAGCTAAGATGGGCGAGTATGAAGCAAAAGAGCAAGAGCGCGAGCAAGCGATTTTAGCAGAACAAGGAAAGTTTAAAGAAGCTCTTGAGGCAGCCGTCTTGAAAAAGAAGGAACTTGAGCAAGCTTTGGAAGCTAAGGAAAAGGCATTCGCTAAAAAGATTTTCACAAAAGAAGTACAGGAAGTGGCCCTTTCGCTAGGGGCGCGCAAAGATGCTCTTGATGATATTGTAAAGGTAGGCGATTGGTCTTCAGTGGAGATCGATGAAAATTTTAGCATCAACAAAGATCAGCTAAAAGCTCAGATCGCAAGTCTAAGCAAGTCTAAACCGTTCTATTTCGCTGGCAGCGCATCAGCTCCAAGAGATGTGTTAACGTCTTCAAAGGCTATTCCTGCTGAAAAGAAACTAGAAGAAATGTCAATCGATGAACTCAAGGCTAAATTGTTAGCTTTGAAATAACTAATCCAAAAGGGGATAAAAAATGGCTACTGAAGTAATTACAGGTAACACTGAGTTGGTCGCTACTAAACAGGCGCTCATCTCTTCACTTATTCAAAAGGAACTTAAATTCAAATCCAAGCTTTTGCCGACAGTCACTGACTTGTCTGCTTTTGCTATCAAGGGCGCTAAGTCTATCAGCTTTCCAAAGTTGAATAGCTTTACCGTTCAGAACCGTGGATCTGCTGTAGCTGGCGATATCCAGGCTTTGACTTCTGCTGTCGATACTCTCGACCTGAACATCAATGCTTACGTTAGCTTCTTGATCGATTCTTTCGATCTTCAACAAACTGCTATCGATGCAGAGATGGAGTACGCTAACCGCGCTGCTGCTGCTCTTGCTCGCTACGTTGATGAGCAAATCATTAGCACTCTTGAGAGCGGCGCTTTCTTGGACGTTGGTACTTCTCCGATCACTTCTGATCTGATCCTTGATGCTCGTGAGCAATTGATCAAGTCTTTCGCTGATCCTGCTGCTTGCGCTATGCTTGTAGGTCCAGATCAAGAGAAGGCTATGCTTAAGATTGCTGATTTCGTGCGCGCTGATTACTACGGATCTTCTAACATCGGTAACGGTGTTATCGGTTCTGTATACGGCTTGCCTGTAATCGTTCATCAAGGCGTATCTTCTGGTAAGGCTTACTGGTATTCTAAAGATTCAGTAGGTATTGCTTTCCAGAAGCAGATCACTATGGCGGAACAATCTGAGATCGCTTATGGCACAGGCGCTAAGCGCGTTGCTATGGATGCAGTTATGGGCCTTAAGGCTCTTCAAACTGGCGAACTCGGAGCGACCGTTGGTAAATCTCCATTGATCGTTAAGATGTAATCTTAAAGGGATAGCATGAGGTTAGATACTTTACCGACTGCGATTCCTAACTTCATTACCGCCGTGACTCCAATGGGGTTACGGCGGTTAATGCTATTAACTAACGCTAGACTTGGAGCGCGAGTCAGCTATTTCGATATTCAATATGTTGAAATGAATGGCCGTAAACAATGGGTAGCATGGTTCTATGAGAACATGGACGATCGCACAGCTTTAAAAGAGCTTGAGGGAAGCAAGTAATGGCACTTCCAGGAACGATCCTAGATCGCGAGTATAATAAATTTAAGGATGGAGAATCGGGAGTCGCTGTTAACATTGCAGCCGATGGGGATTCTTTGCCCGTTGAGACAGCCGGTATTAGATGGGATACGATCATTACTACATTCCCTGACAGCATTACCGAGCTTTTCACGTATTCGCTTAACTCCGTTGTGGTCCAGACTGTAACGGTTGTTTACGAGTCAGCATCAAAAAAGGTTCCTATTAGCGTTGTAAGGGTGAGGTTTTAATGCCTTGGCGCTTTGATCCAACACTAGGGGATATTGTTTTTGCGGTATCCGTAACCCAGGCTTCTGAGTCTTCAGATCCTGCTAACATAACTTTCGGAGATAGTGGCACGTCGGACCTTTCGCTAGATACTGGGGACCGGACTAACGATGGGTCAACTCTTGACCAAGGCTTAAGAATATTAGAGGGTTAAGGTATGGCGATTTTAAGAGTACCCAGGATCACAACAGCGCAAAGAGAAGGGTTAGTCCTCTTAGACGGCGAAATCGTATTTGATACCGATCTACAAGATTTTTTCGGTGGAGATGGTTCTACTGCTGGCGGTATTGCTATCGGATCAGGAGTTCCATCTGGAGGCGATACAGGATCGATCTTAGCCAAAGCATCTCCATCTAATTACGATACCGAGTGGATTGATCTTGAATCCATTAAGATTACTCATCGTCGCCAAGTAGTTACGCTCTCAAATAGCGATATCACTCAAAAGAAATTCACACTACATCACGCTCCTATTTTTCCTGAGACGATCCAGTTCATTCCTGACGGTGGAATACATCAAAGATATGACGAGGACTTTACCGTGACAGGTTCTGACATATCGTGGAATGGCTTAGGCTTAGAAGGCTTCTTGGAAGCTGGCGATAAAATAAGGGTTATTTATACAAGCGAATAAAATAATTTTTTTTGCTAACGAAATTAAAATTATGTGCCGATAATATTTTTTAGAGGGGAAATAAAAAATGGCTAATCAAATTAAAACAAAATTTATTGGTAATGATCAGGTAACAAACGAAAAGATATTGTTAGAAAACAATGCAGCGTTAAGAGCAAAAGATGCTGCTGGTACTGGAGAAGTAGAACTAATCAAAGTAAATGCAACGGATGAGGTAGTGATTACTAACCTCGTTGCTCCTTCTTCAGATGAAGATGCTGCAACGAAAAAGTACGTTGACGATGCAGTAGCTGGCGGCGGGGCTGCTCTTGCTAACCACTTAAGCGATTCTGAAGATGCGCACGATGCTTCTGCTATTTCTTTTAGCAATACTGCTTCTGGAATGGCTGCTGATGATGTTCAGTCAGCTATCGATGAGTTAGATGCTGATAAGGTAGCTAAGTCTGGCGATAGCATGACTGGCGATCTTAACATGATCGTTGGCCCTTCTACTGCTGCAAAGATTGGCTTTGATCTTACAACGCTAATTGCAGAAGAAAATAACACTTTCGGACCAGGATCTTATACAGCTTTGGCAAGCAATTCACTTGAATTTATTAGAACTCCAGAAGATGATGGAGATTCTAATTTGTCCATGACACTTACTAGAAATGAAGGCTTAACAGGCATTGAAAGTGTGTCAGACTATCAGTTGAATGGAGAAACGATTTTTGGTTATCAAACCAATCTTTCTGCAAGAATCGGCGATGGCTTTAAGCATCAGTACCAAGATAATTCTACAGGCCAGAATAAAACAACCATACTCGATTATAATGGGTTAATTGTTAACGATTCTGGTAATCCATTAACAATTCAATCTGGCTCTATTAGCTCTTTAGGCGATTTAAGTATTACTTCTGATTCTGGTAATGGAACTATTAACATCGAGTCCAATGTTGACATGAATCAAAAGGCTATTACTAATGCCAATCAGTTCTTGGCTATTGATCCTGGAAGTAATAGCTTTGGAGATTTAAGCGCTGGCACTTTGTTACTAAGTGATGGAACTAAGCTCGTTACAGTTAATCCTGCTGGACTTCTTTCTAGTAATACCTTTGTACAAGTTGGTTCTAATGTTTTGGGTAGTACATTAGCGCTTTCTGCTGAAAATGTTGATTGCTATGGCGATCTTAATATCCAATCAGGCAAGAAAATCACTGGAGTTCCAGTACCTGCTCAAAACGGTCAGCCACTTGTCTACGATCAGCTAGGTGCGATTAACGGAGTTGCTCCATTAAACTCTTCTCAGAAGATCGAATCTCAGTATCTTCCTTCCTACGTTGATGATGTTCTTGAGTTTGCTGATGTTGCTGCATTTCCTGCTACAGGCGAATCTGGCAAGATTTATGTAGCTCTTGATACAAGCAAGGTTTATCGCTGGAGCGGTTCGACTTATATCGAAGTCTCTCCTAGTGAAGTAAACTCTGTTAACGGTCAAACTGGAATCGTTACACTAGACAGTGACGATATCACAGAAGGTGCGACTAATCTCTACTACACTTCAGTTAGACAGGCTGCGATCGAAGCTTATGCTGATCAGGCAGAAGCAGATGCTAAGTCTTATGCTGATGGCCTTAATACAGCAATGGACTCAAGAGTCGATGCTCTTGAAGCTAAAGCTTTCTACAAGCATAAGGTAGTATTCAGTGGTCAGTCTTTCGTTGATCTTCCGCATGAAGCAGCTTCTAACTCGATTAACGCTTTCGTTGATCGATTGGCTATTCATGAAGGAGCATCTGAAGACTTTACCGTTTCAGTAGTCGGTGGAGTTACTCGCATCACTTTCGTTAATCAATTGGTTAGCCCAGGCAACCAACAGCTTCAGAATGGTGATAACTTGTACTTCAACTACTACAAGTAACAATTAGTTAATGATGGGGAGGGAGCAATCTCTCCCCTGATTTAAGGGGATTAAATGGCAAAAAAGATAGATAGCACATGGATTGATGAGGAAATGACAACGGATGCAGAGTTAGCATCGGTTCAATCTAGCCTTGAATCTAGGATATCAATTTTAGAATCTAATGCGCCTAACCCTGAATTTAAGTTTGTTAATTCAAAGAGTGATTTCCCTACTCCATTAAACGGCGTGATTACGCTTGAAGCGGGTGTAACTTACTTCATTACTAAGACGATTGATTTAACAGGTGACAGATTGGTCGCAGGGAATAATACCGTTTTGATCGGTGGATCATCTGAGAACTGCTTTCTAATTTCTACTGGCTTAAGCGCATCGACTGCATTGATTAGCTCTAACTATTCTTTGCCAATGCGTAACCTTTCGATCACGCATGGAACCGCAGTTAATCTTGATGCTACTGGAAATCCTACGGCTGCATTAGATTGGTTCGGAGTGAACTTTACCAATTGTGCTACTGTAGGAACTATTAAAACATATTCTAACTTTATCATGAGCGACTGTGCTCTTTTAAGCTCTGCTAATATGACCTTTGACGGTACGATCGGAACTGTCGGCTTTGTTAACTGCCTATTCTCAGGGATTGCTGGTCAAACGACTTTAAACTTCCCTTCTACACTTACAATCACTCGACGTATTCGAGCTATCTATAGTTCATTCGTTGCTTTCGGTGGAGCTACTGCAATCTTTGTTGATCCTGCTGCTGTAGTACCAGTCGAATCTTACATCTTAGATACGATTAACTTTTCAGGTGGAGCGACTTATACAGGTGGAGTTACTTATACCGATAACAAAGCTTTCTTTTCTAACTGCAAAGGAGTGGTCAATAGCAGCGAGATAGGCCAGGCATATTATACAAACAACACAGTACAGAACCCAATTGCTACTCAAGGCGTATTTGAAAAAATAGTTGGAGCTACTACTGCCAGCTCAATCAATCAGAAATTCTCTCATACTGATAACAGACTGACTTATACCGGAGGACTTGCGAGATCCTTTAAGGTAACTGCTGCGATTTCTGCTAACTCTGTAACCACTCAAACGGTTACGATTTTAACAAGGGTAGCTAAGAACGGTGCGACTATTGCTGAGTCAGAATCTCAGGCGACCACTTCAGCCGTTGCAAGAAATGAAAATTTTTTATCTCAGGCTATCGTAGAACTTAATACTAACGACTTTATTGAAATATTTATCACTAATGCGACTAATGCGAATAACCTACTTGTCACAGAATTAAACTTTATCGTAGAGGCATTGAACTAGGAGAATAATCTATGGCTATCTTTGGGAATATTGAATTAGAACCGACTATCCAGCTTAACGATAAAACTCGTATCAATTGCACTAAGACTTTCGTATCTAAGGGAGAGCCAGCAATTACGCTTGTTAGAATCAAACCTGAAGCCACTGGATCATTCGTTACTGTTAGTGTATCCCCAGTGGCAAGCAAGGACTTTTATCTCGATTGGCAATACACTACAGCAGGTGTTAAGACGGTAACTCTTGAAGTAACCACTAACTCTACTCCTGAAATCTTTACCGCTACTATAGAAGCTGTATCGGAATCAGACGATAAGCTATTTAGCTCTGATAAAGACCTAATGGCTATCGAGCCTGATATCCTGAAGTGGATCCCTGTAGGACGTAACTCTTTTCTTAACGTCCATCGTGCATCTCAAAAGATGATTTTGGACTGGCTTGATTCGATCAGGATCTGGCGATATGACGGCACTAAGCTAACCAAGGCCGATCTGTCACTGACTGACGATCTTAATCAGCTTTCAATCTATACGACTTTAGAGCTTATTTTCATGGGCATTAGCAATAAAACCGATGATGTTTTTCTTCAAAAGGCTAGGGAATACAGATCCAAGGCTTTAGATGTTAAGCAACGCGGTCGGATCCAGGCTGATTTTAATGGCAATGGTACTTTAGACGATGTAGAGGGGGCAGATATGCGATCTTTCAATCTGTTTAGACGATGAGCTTACAAGCGATTAGGCCTTATGTCAGTGCTCGCATGGCTGGCCTTGGATTCGTAGAACATACTGACCCATTTAACGATGAGAATATCCCATCCTCATTACTGGATAACGGATTCCATCAAAGCTTTGTTTCTATACTTGGCATCGATAAGACTCAAGCATCCCAGGGCCTAGAAGCATCGGTCCAGATTAGAGCTTTTTTTAAGGGCTTTCGTAACCCTGAAGAAGCTTTAACGTCTAGCATCATTAAGGCTGAGGATATTGTTTCAGACGTTACAGCATTTAAAAACTATGCTGATAACGATGAACCGATCATGGCAGTATTGCTTGATTCTATGGCTTTTGAGCCGTACAGTTTAGAAAGTAACGATAACATCGTGCAAGTTACTATCGTGCTCAGATTTATCGTAAATATTTGCGTCGAATAATATAATACCCAAGGAGGGTTATTTAAAATGGCTTGTAATACATCTCAATACAATCTCGGAATCCGTAACATTATCTTGGGTAAAGATCGAGCACAAAAAACTTGTATCTATACTAAAGCGGACGTTAGCGGATCTCTTAATAATAAATATTTCGTAATGCATGAACCAGTAACTCAAGATAAGCATTACTTTTGGTTTAACGTAGGTAGCACAGGCGTTGATCCTGCTATCCCTAATGCTACTGGACATCAAGTAGCAATCGGCCTAGATGAAACTAAAAACAACGTAGCTACTACCTTGGCTCTTTCTATTTCAGGCGCAGGATTCTGTGGAGCTACTGTAGTTGGCAATGAAGTAGAAGTAACCATGGACGATCCAGGCTATGCTTATGAGGCTCGCGATGCTTTGGATGCTTTGGCTAAGACTGGCTTTAACATCATCGTTAGCCAATTCGGATCAGTTCAGTTCGATGCTGGCGCTACCAATGGCGATATCACTTTCACCGTAGAAGAGCAGACTAAGGAAATTAAATCTCCTCAGACTGGCGATTTCTTGCTTGCTGAAATTCGTCGTGGCGCATCCGTTGGCGTATCTTTCGAGCTTAAAGATACCTCAGTTTCTTCTATTCGTCGCGCTCTTAACTTCTATGGCCAGACTATCGTTACCGACGATGCAGCTTCTGAAGTGATCACAGGATACGGTTCTAATAACCTATTCAAGTCTACAGACGATGTAGCTGATCAGGTTATCTTGCGTCCTACTAACCTGGCTGCTGATAACGATGCTTCTGAAGATTTCACTATCCATAAGTCTAAGCTGAAACTTGGAGAGCTTACTTTGAGCGCTGAGAATGAGCTTGTACTTCCAATCGAAGTTATGGGATACCTTGATACATCTAAGTCAGGATTTGCTAACTTGTTCTCTTATGGAGTAGGATCCGCACTTCCTGACGCATAATAGGAGTAGCGCATGGAGTTCGTAGCAAAAAAGAAGATCATTAAAGTAACCATCGACGGGCAATCTTATGAGATGAAGTGTCCGTCGATAGGTGAACGTCAAGAGTTCACAGAAAAGCTAAAAGAATCAAAAGCTGAAGAAGCAATCGAGCTTTACGCTAATTGGTTCTCTGGCTTAGGACTTCCAAAAGAAGCTCTTCTAAGCTTTGACACAGACGATTTTTTTGATTTCCTTGAGTTCGTTACTAACCCAAAAAAAAAGTCACAGAACTAGATATATTTAAGGCGAAGTTGGCTAGGTTCTACGGCTGGTCGCCTTATGATATCGATAATTTAGACGTTCAGACTGCGCAGCTATATTGGCAAGCTATCGACGTTATCGAGGCTGGAGAAGTCCTGTTAGATTTCACCATCCAGGATTACCCGAATCTCAAAGATGATACTCGAAAGGCTATATTTAAAAGATTTGATTCAAAGATTAAAAACATGAGAAAGTCTAATAAGGACGACAAGAAGCTCAGCAACAAAGAGCTTATGGAATTACTAAGCCGACGATAAGGGAATATCATGGCCGACCAAAAGATTGAGTTAGAAATTGTGATGGACGATGGCTCGATCAAGAGAGCTTTCGGAAGCATTAAAAAAGAAGCTGAAGAAACTGGATCGGCTTTCTCTAATTCTTTTAAAGTCGGATCAATCACTGATCTTGTATCGGCAATTAACTTAGCTGAAAAATCTTTATCAATATTTAAACAAACCGCAGGAGCTTTGTTTAATCAAGTATTGTCAGGTGAGAGAATCGACGCGATTACCAAACGCTTTGAGATCCTGGCTCAACAATCTGGATTAAGCGCTGATGCCTTGCAGAGTGGAATCGCAGCAGCAGTTGACGGAACCGTTGATCTTGAGGAAGCGTTACAGGCTACTTCTAATTCACTTATCAACTTACAAACTGGTCTAAATAATATCCCACAATTATTCGAGATTGCTAGAAAGTCGGCATTAGCTTTTGGTGGCGATACAATTTCAAACTTTGAACGTATTCAGCAAGCCGTTATCTCAGGCAATACAAGAACATTGAGAAGTATTGGTATTTTTATCGATGCCAATGAGGCCGTTAAAGCTTATTCTAGCTCAATAGACAAAAGTGCAGAATCATTGTCTGAAGCAGAAAAACAGCAAGCGATACTTAATAAAGTTTTAGAAGTAGGCGACAAGAACTTTAAAAATATTAGCACATCGATTACTCCGCTAGATGAGGCTGTAAGAAAGTTAGATGTTAGTTACGGTGAGTTAGGCGATACAGTGGCTACCGTCGCTAACAATGCTTTCGGGCAAATATTTCTCGATAAGATTAAACAATCTACATCTGCTTTAGATGCTCTTAATATTAAGTTAGGAGAGTGGTTACTGGGCAAGGCGCCAACCGCTACCGAGAATGTAAGACTTTTGACATTCCAACTTCAAGAGCTTGAGAAGTCATTGCTGATGTCACAGGTGAGAGGGGACGTTGATAGGTCCACTCAGATCATGGCCGAGATGGAAGCTTTAAGACAAAAGCTTGCAGTAGAAAAAGAAGCCGTTACCGTTCAGACGCAAAAAAATACAGCAGATTTACAGGCATCAACAATTGCAACAGCAACCGCAAGTGGTTATTTGCAAGTCACCGATGCAATGAGAGCACAATTTGCAGTAATGGATGCTTACGAGGAGCAGCTTAAAAAAATGCAGTTAGCTTCTCAGCAAATAGCCGCAACGATTAAGGCTGGTTTAGTCAATTCAATCTCTCAAAGCATCCAGACTGTTATTGGGAATCTTGTTAAGGGTAAAGCTGCTTTTGCTGATTTTGGTAAAATGATTTTAGGACTTATGGGACAGCTTGCAATTCAAGTTGGTACGGTTCTTTTAAGTACGGGTATTGGGATGCTTTCATTAAAGTTCCTTGATCCTACAGGAGCAATCGCCGCTGGTCTTGGCTTGATTGCATTAGGCTCTGTTTTAAGTGCGATTGGAGAGGGTGGAGGAGGAACCAATGAAGGCGTTACCGCTAACGGTGGAGGCGTTGCATTTACTGGAAATCAGCCACTGCCAGCAGATCAACAAGGATTAACAGCTTTCGAGGCCGCTGAAAGACAGGCTCCTAATACAGTAGTAAACTTCACAGTCCAGGGCGATATCCTAGACAGTGACTCGACTCAGTCTCGAATCGTTGCGCTTCTTAATGATGCCATTGATACTAAGGGTGCAGTCGTGAGAGGGTTAGCGTAATGGCTTTAGAAACTAAGTGCAAATTCTATTATGGCGTTGAGATCGTTACCGATAATAACTCTTTAGACTTCGATGATGGAGCGGGTGAGGTATCTGTAACCATTCCTGTAGGGGTTTACTCTCCTCAGGAGTTAGCTCTTAAATTAACCACATTATTAAACAACGCTGGGACTCAGACTTACACTTGCTCATTTAATCGATCCACTCGCAAGCTTACCATCTCAGCAGCTTCTAACTTCTCGATCTTAATTTCTTCAGGTGTTCACTCCGCCACCACACTATATGATACCCTTGGGTTTACTGGGGGGATTGACCTATCTGGCGCTAGCTCCTATCTGGCGCCTGATACGGTAGGTTATGAGTTTATACCTCAGTTCTATTTGCTAGATTATATCCCTCTTGAGCATAACGTTAGATCGGTCCAGGCATCGATTAACGAGACTGCATCGGGTAACGTCGAAGTGATCCGTTATGGCACTAAGAGATACATGGAGTGCACTATCGAGCTGATTACCAACAGGAAGATGATTAGCTCAGACTACTGGACTTATAACCCTACAGGAGTAGAGGATGCCCTTAGCTTTATGGGTTATGCAACGCAAAAATCTAGGGTTGAGTTCATGCCAGATCAAGATGATGTTAATAATTACTTTACGCTCATGTTAGAATCTACTGAAGCCGATCAAACTGGTATTGGTTTTAAATTATATGAGCAGCTAGAATATGGTACGGGTTACTATAGAACTGGTAAGCTAGTTTTTAGGGAGATCACATAATGTCAGTCGTTAATGGCCAGAATGCAGACGCAGCGACGTTTAACTCAGCTTTTGCTAGTAAGTCAGCAGATAATACCCTTACAGGTAAGCAATCTTTAAATAGACCAGGATCAGGCGATCCTATTCTTGATGCTCAGCAAGCCCTTAACGATGTAATCGATTCTGATGCTCTTAAGATCCCATTAGCTGAAAAAGGCGTAGCAGATGGAGTGGCTACATTAGATGCGTCTACGTTAGTCCCAGTCGATCAGATCCCTATTATCACCACTTCTAAGATCAGTGATTTCGAGACCGCTACTATTGGAGTTATTGATACTCAAAAGGGCATTGCCAATGGGATCGCTCCACTTGATTCGTCTTCTAAGATTGATTCCACTTATCTACCTTCTTATGTTGATGATGTAATCGAAGTGGCCGATTACGCGTCACTGCCATTGGTCGGAGAAGTTTCAAAGATTTACTTAACCCTTGATACCAATTACAGCTATCGATGGAGTGGTTCTGTTTACGTATTTATCGGTAGACCAATAGCCACAACCGATGATCTGGCTGAAGGTACTACTAACAAATATTTTACCGATCTTCGCGCTCAGACTGCCGTTATATCTCAGACAATAACAAACGGTGTTATTAACAAGTCGCCATCTGAGGATGCGGTATTTGATGCTTTAGCTAATAAGCTTAATACTTCTGATTTCGGTACTCAGTTTGATTCTAGTTTTTCGACTAAAACAACCGACAATCTTACAGAAGGAACTACTAACAAGTATTTTACGGATCTTCGCGCTCAGACTGCTGTAATCAGTCAGACGATCACGAATGGAGTTATAACTAAATCTCCATCTGAGGATGCTGTTTATGATGCTTTAGTTTTAAAAAACTCTGCTATTACTTTTAAAGATGAAGGCTTTGCACTTGGAACTGCTGGCACAGTAGACGAAATCGACTTTACTGGAGATGGAGTAACTGCATCTAGGACTTTAAACAAGGTTACTGTAAATATTACAGGAGGCGGTACTGGCGGAGGCGGATCTAAAAACTATATTGCTTTGAGTGATATTAACCCTGACTTTGAATTAAATACCTTTGCTCCCTGGAGCGATGTTCAGTTCAGCTTTTCTGGAGGAGTACCCACAGGATTCTCTGGCGCTGCTTCTAACATGGACTTATCAGTAAGTGGAACTAATCCATTATCTGGCAACTACTCCATGCTACTTACTAAGAGCGCTGCCAATGCTCAGTATCAAGGATTTATTTCTGACATCTTTACGATTGATCGAGAAGATGTAGCAAAAGTCCTTTACGGATCATTTTCCTATGAGGTTGTTAGCGGCACTGTGGATTTCTCTGGTACTTCTACTCAATCGTTAGAGATATGGGTTCAATGTTTTAGTAGTGGTCAATGGATTCAACCGGCTGGCTGGCGCGGAATGAATCAGACTAGCGGTTCTGGTAAAGTAGTATTCAGCTTCCAGACTGATGGAGATCCAGCATTTAATGAATATAAAATAGCTGTATTAACTCAGCAGACTGATACTAATGCTTACGTAGTAAAGTTTGATGAGTTTAAAGTAGGTCCAGAGGCTTTAGTTACTGGCGCACCTGTAACGGATTTTGAAGATAAGGGTACTGTTACCATTGGAGCTACTACGACAGCTCCTAATAAGGGTACTGTTTTAAAAGATAATATCTTATCAAGAAGAGTCGGAGATTCTGCTCAGTTAATCTATGAGTTTTATCAAACTACTGTGGCAGTAACTAACCCAGGAGGTTCTGGTACTTATTTATTCTCTCTTCCTGCTGGTATGGCTTTTGATACCACTAAGATAGAAACATCTGGAGGAGTGATCACTAATGGCATTAGAAGTTCAGTAACTCCTATTGGATATGGAACTGTTAGCCAGGATAATGCTTCTGGAAATAATGCTAATGTTGTTTTGATTCCTTATAACTCTACTCAGTTCTATGCTCATATCTCATCATCTCAGACTAGCGCAGGAACTGGAGGAGGTACTGTAGACGATACAGTGGGTAGCGCTGGCTACGCTATGACCGTTGCGAACACAGGCTATAAATTTAATATCACGGCTCCTATTGCTGGCTATTCTTCTTCTGTTCAATTTTCAAACGATACTGATACCAGAGTGGTCGGTTTCATTGCTGAAAAAAATGCCACTCAGAGTATTGTAACTAGCAGTTATACAAAAGTTTCTTATGGCGTAGTTACAAAAGATACTCACGGCGGCTGGGATTCAGGGCTCAATAGATATTATATACCAGTAACTGGATTTTATGACATTTATGCAATTCAGCAATACGCGTCAAGCGTTACAGATAATAGATTAGTTGTATATGTTGACGGTGTTCTTGAAAAAATGTTGGCATATACTAACATTACAAGCGGTGTCGCTACTATTTCTGGGAGTAATTCATTTTATCTAAATGCTGGGCAATATGTTGAAATTTATACGCTTCAAAACTCTGGAGGATCTGTAAATTTAACCTCAAATACAACAGTAAATAATGTTTCAATTTTAAGAAGGTCAGGACCATCTGTAATCGCAGCCAGTGAAACAGTAGCTTGCGAATACACAACAACCGCAGGAAACACACTTTCACTGGCTACTACAACGTACATTGATTTTGGAACAAAACTAACAGACACACATAATTCTGTTCTTGGTGCTGGTTCTGGAAATAATACAACTGCTACAAATACATGGCGTTTTGTTGTCCCTGTATCTGGGAGATACCTTGTCACAAGTGTTATTACAATTGCATCAGCAACATCAACCCCGTCTGATTACATTATTACAATTCACGTTGATGGATCAACAAGGTCTGCCGGAATGCGAGTGAACATGACAACTGCAAACACTGGCGGCGTTGCCCTGGTTGGTTCAAGTGTTTTAAATTTAAATGCTGGTCAATATATTAGCATAACAGGCTATCAATCGACCGGTACTACAAGAGCTTTGTCAACAAGCACTGGGGCAAATCGCGTTAGCATTGTAAGGGTGGGGAACTAATGAAAAGAGTTATTATAAATAGAAATAACGGTGCTCAATACATGGCAGAAATGGATGATCCTACTTTATGGATCCAGGACTGTATTCAAAAAAATCTTTGGGGACTTCCAGAGCGTGATGAGCTTGATCAAGATGGGAATCCTACTGGTAACAAGCTTCCGGCAGAATACACGATCGAGATTCAAGACGTTACCTATGAGCATAATTTAAAAGATTGCATCATCAAAAGGATGTCAGAATACCCAAGTGCTGAAGATTTCCTCAATGCGTATTTTGATGGTGGAGAAGAGGCTTTGAATCAATTAAAATCTAAGAGGCTAGAGGTGAAAGCTAAATACCCTAAGCCTATTCAGGGGTGATAGATGGCTACATATTCTAATAATACGACGATTAAAGTAGGAACTCCGGTTACTGCATTTAGATCCTCAACCAGTGGAAGCAATAACGGTACATTTTCTTATACTGTGCCAAGTGGATCTTATGCGGTTGTCACTCTTGCGGTAGCGGGAGGAAGCGCTCCTTTTGGAGGTAGCTTTACTGCAATAGCTAGGGCTACAATTTCTGGAAATAATTTTAATCTTAACATAAATGCAATAACAGGTCCTGGATCTGATAAGGTTACTTTTCCATCTGGTACTTCTTTTTACTTTGAAGCCACTTCGTCTGTTGCGACAAGTGCATCTTATTCTTTCGTAGCATTATTATTCACTAACACACCATGAACTCACTGAATGATAAAACTAGCATCTCGTTATTTGCAATATTCGGAGCGTTGCCTGTAACTGCTGGGTTTATCTTTTGGCTTTCATCTGTTGCTTTTTCAGCCAACAATGCAGAAAATAAAATAAAAGAGCTTGAGCAAAAGCAAGAGCAGATTAACGGATTGCTCATTAGCATTAAAGAAGATTTAACATTAGTTAAATATAAGTTAGATATTAAAGGGGGAGAAAATGGAATTTCTAAATAACGTAATTAAAGGTGTAGAATCTTTCGGATCTGGTCAGCTAATCATGAGCGTAATGATCGCTCTTGAGTTCGCTTTTAGAATGATTAAATCTGAGAAGCCTTTATCTATTATGTATATTGTAGCGGATGGACTTAAGAAGGTCGGTGAGCTTTGCTCTAAGCTTGGTAGCATTCTTGATAAGATCCTTCCTCAGCGTTTAAAATGAATCCAGAACTGATCCTAGGCATCGTCGAAGAAGGGCTAGTTTTAATTAACAAGCTAGTCCCTGATCATGCCATGAGGATTCAAAAGGAAATCAACGAGATTCGGGAGCTTTGGTATCATGAGTACGCTAAAGGTAATAACCGTAACGATTCTATGCTCGATCATCTTGAACTGCGCCTCGCAGGGCTTAGGAGCTTATTCTCTCTTGCCTGTCAGTCAGCGCACTCTAAGATTAAGTCTTGATGGACCTAGGACTGAATATCGTTGGTATCCTGCTAGGCCATGCTCATGGTTTAAAATGTTTCGCTGTTATGACCAAGAAAAGATCGAGATTGATTTCGACTTTACCAAAGAATCCGATCGCAAGCGTTTTAATGAACTTGGCTTTGAGTGCTCCGTAAGGAAGAAGCCATGAGCGAAGAGAGCGTCCCTAAATGGTTACAGGTCGCGGCTTATGAGCTGGGAATTACCGAGATTCCAGGGATGAGCCATAACAAGCGGATCTTACAATACCACTCCGAAACATCTTTAAAGGCTACTAGCGACGAGGTTCCTTGGTGCTCTAGCTTTGTTAATTGGTGCATGAAGCAGTCAATGATTAAGGGGACTTATTCGGCTGCTGCTAGATCCTGGCTTAACTGGGGGTATCCTTGCGAGCCGATTAACGGTTGTGTTGTTATTTTAAAGCGCGGTAAGAATGAAACATCTGGCCATGTTGGATTCCTAGTAGGAGAGGACGAGGCTTTCGTCCATATCCTAGGCGGGAATCAATCTAACAAGGTGTGCATTCAGAAATACGCAAGACACGATGTTTTAGGTTATCGCTGGCCTTTTAAGGTGTTAGGCTAAATCTATGGCTTACGCGATTAGCAATAGAGCTAGACAGCTTTTAGATCAAACGAATATCGAGCCGAATATCATCCTATCGATTGATGGGCATGATCGGTATTACGGAGCGGACATTGCTAACGTCTACGTTACCATTGGTTATCCTGGCCTCACAATTGGCTCAGGATGGCTTATTGGCGGAATCATTGACTCAGGCCAAGTCGATAAATACATCTCGTTAGATGGCACTACAACGCAAATTAGCCAGCAGCTTGACCTAGATAAAAATAACGCAACGTCGACTCAGACTGTGAAGGTTAGGCTTGTTGATATCGATGGCGAGATCACACGTCTCATTAGCCCAGGCTATGAGCTAGATGATATTCTCTATCGTAACGCAAGGCTACGACTTGGGTTTAAGCAGGGAGCTTATCCAGCCGATTACATCGATCTGTTTATCGGTAAGGTCCAGCAAGTAGAGCCAGCATCGGGTTACGTGGAGATCACGATCGCTCATCCAGAAGAGCTTAAGAGATCAGAGATATTCCCTAAGATCGAAACGACTCTAACAGCCGATCTAGGTTACTACTCCGCCGTGATCCAGGATCTCACTTGGTATCAGCAAGGCGATTGGCAGGGCATTGTGGAGGTTCGTTATATTAACACTCCTTTCATCGGGGATAACGCTAACCTTTCAGTAAGCGGTAACTTAATCACAGTAGCGATCGACTCAGGCGTGACGAAAGCCTCAACGATCAGAGAAGCCGTGATCAACAATTTACAAGTCTCAAAAATGGCAGTCCCTCTCATTAGCGGTAACAAAAACGATACCCAAGTTACGCATCCTACGACTCAATTAACGGTAGGAAATACCGTAGCGGTTGATGATGTTAGCCAGTTCCTACTTCCTGATGCTCCTAAGTTTAGAACATTCCTAAGAGTTAACGATGAGATCATGGAATACACTGGTATCGATACAGTAACCAATGAGTTTACAGGAGTAACACGTCACGTATTAACTTCAGTCGGAGATAATCACAGCGAAGGCGATACGGTATCAAGCTTTTATAAGTTAGGCGATAACACAGAAGACAGTAATGCGATTGATCTAGCCCTTGAGGTGATGCTGTCAGGCGCTCCAGAGAATTACATAAGCAATATTGAAAATATTAAGTTCTACGATTTCGGCACTGGAGAAGTATATCAGAATGGGCTTCTTGTTATCGGAGTGGATCTGAGTCGTGAATATAATATCCAGGCTGGCGATACCATATCGATTATCGAATCAGGAGTATTTAGTAACAATGTAACTGCTACCGTAGAAGATTTTGAAGTCGTTGATCTAGGCACTATCGTCTACGTAACTGGCGCAAGCTTTACTGTAGAAGATAACTCTCCAGCTAAGATCGCACTATCTAGTCAATATAACGTATTACCGGATGGCTGCGGATTCCTACCGTTCCAGGTTGATATTGATCGCTTTAAGTTAATCCAATCGCGATTCCCTTCATCGATTGCTAATTACGAGATTTATTTAAAAGATACGGTTAAGCCGAAAGACTTTATTAACCAAGAGCTATTCTTACCATCGGCTCTTTACTCTATCCCAAGGCAAGGTAAATCATCGATCGGGATCTCAGCGCCTCCGCTTTATGATGGAGAGTCAAGAGTCTTAGGTGTGAATACGATTAAGAACGTAAACAAACTGAAGACTAGCAGATCAATTAACAAATATTTTTATAACTCTGTAGTTTTTAAATATAACGAGGACTCGATAGAAGATCGCGCATTATCTGGCCGTATTGTTTACTCGGCTGATTCACAGAATCGGATTAACTCACCTAATAAGCCTTACACGATTAACGCTAGGGGATTACGTCCATCTGCTACGAATGATCAATTGATCGAGCGTAACTGTAAGAGACTGCTTCAGCGTTACCAGTTCGCTGCTGAAATGATCCCAGTTGAGCCAGATTATAAAACAGGATACACGATCGAAGTCGGAGACTCTGTTATTTTCGGAGATGGTGAGATTATCTTATCCGATACGACTAGCGGGACCAGAGAATTTAGGCCGAGAGTGTTTGAAGTGGTCAACAAGGAGTTCGACTGGAAGGCTGGTAACATTAGATTAAATCTAGTTGATACTAACTTCAGCTCTGGAGTCCGTTACGGAGTATGGTCGCCAGCTTCCCAGGTAATCGCTGGATCAAGTTTAAATAACATTAAGGTTCAATCATCATTCGGATCAGATTCAGAGCTTGAGAAGTGGACGCCTTACTTTAATAAAACGATCAGAGTTCGATCGGCTGATTATAGCTCGATCCAATACACTAAACTTATCAAGTTCGATGAAGAGGACGAAAATTTAATGATCGTATCTCCTCCGCTTGCAAGTGCTCCGATGGCTACCGATATCGTGGACGTACCAGATTACGATGAGCTTAACGCTGGAGCTGATGGCATTTATAAAGCAGTCCATCCGTTCTGGACTCCTTCAGTGATTATCCCTGTTGGCGCTCCGACTTATGGATCTAGCTCTTTCTATGTTTCGCCTGCTGATATTGATAAGTTTTTTGAAAATACTATTGTAAGAGTTCACAGCCCAGATTACTCGGACGATACCAAGGCCAATACTCATAAGGTATTATTCGTTGATACGCTTACTAATGAGGTATTTGTTTCTGGGGACTTTGGCTTTGTAGCCAATGCTGGATATAGTGTGGAGATGATTGGGTTTAAGATTGATCAAGGCGCGCCTTACGCG